CAGGAGTATCTGTTAGTTTGTCATAAAATAAAGCATCAAATACTATTTGATCTGCAGTTTTATCATTTAAAGTTCCATTTGCGTACGCATTAAATACAGCGTTAACTGGTCTAATCATAGAATCATATGGATTTGTGTAAGAAAAGTTAAAATATTTAAAGTTTCCATTTGCATCTGATTCAGTTAATGGAATTAGTGTAGCATTTTTTTGATAGTCTGGCGCTGCAGATCTTTGAAACGCTTTGATTTTTTCATCACTTACACCTGTTATTTTTTCTGCAGTGTATGCAATTGTAGATCCAATACCACCAAATACAGCTGTGGTACCCATTAATCTTCTTGCACCCATTTGCCTAATAAAAGGATTTGAACTTGTTAATTCTCTTGCACCAATATTAATCAAATGTGCGCTTGTTCTTAAAATTTCTGCAGGAAAGGCTATGAAATTTCCTATAGGTAGTTTTCTAATTGCTTTAATAATTTCTGGTACCTTACTATATGTAGGTATTGTGTTTGTAACTAAATAAGCAGATATATCTTTGTTATTTCCAATACCATCAAACTGTCTTATCAAAGCTTCTTTTTGACTAATGTCTGTAGTGTTTAATATTTTTGTATTTATTGTAGCTAACTCGTCTGCTTTTCTGGACTCTCTACCAACAGTTCTATACCAATCAATAATGTTTTCTCTGTATGCTTGATCTGCTGCAACACCTTTACCATTAAATTTAAAGGCAGTATCTAATGCGTCTTGATAAAAATCATCTGCATATATTTTCCAAACGTTATCACCCCCTTGATACAAATCAAAAGCTCTTTTAACTGTTGGGTTATTCATCAAAGCAGATAAACTAAATTTACCATCTTTTGCTTGTTGTAAAATAGTTTTAATTTCATTAACTTCTATGTTGGTATCAATAATACCCCTCTCCACTCTATCAGACAAAACTTTAGCTAATTTTGCAGCAGAAACATTTTTACCAGGAAATAAATCATCTGCTAATAATTTAAATGAAGAACCTAAACTTGTTCTACCCCCTATTAAACCACTAGCTAAAGCAAAGAAAGAAGCTGTTGATACGTTTCTTATTTGCGTCATAGGTGAAAATACTGTTTTACCTATTTGACCTGTAGCTTTTACAGACATTAATGCCTTATATAAAGGTATATCATAGAGTCTTCCAAAAGTTTCATCGACTCCTCTAATTGCGTTTGCTATTTCAGGTGTTGTATACAAACCAGATGTTTTACCATCGGCAGCTATTCCATTATAAAACATTTTACTTTGAAATTCCTCACCATATCTTATCAAAGGAACTACTTGTTTTAAATTATTTGGATTAACTCCTTTCGCTACAGCCTCGTTTGCAGATCTAAAAAACAAACCAGATTGTAATCCTGTATCGGCTAATCTATCAAAAAATTGTTTTGAATAAACTTGTTTTGCAGTTTGCATAAAAGTATCAGTTACTGCAGCTCTATAGTCTGTAGATGTTTCAAGAAATGCATCTGTAATAGATTTATATTTTTTTACATCAACTACGTCTTGAACTGTTTGACCTTTTTTTAATAAAGCACCTTCAACAGTTCCTACTATATCTCCAGCTTCATCTCTTAATGTTTTGGTAGGTATTCTAAAAGTTTTTGCAACAGCATTAAATATGGTATCAGGAGATCTGTCGCTTTCAATTATTTGTCTTTTTAAAAGCTCCATTCTATTAGTTGAAAATTCATCTAAAGATTTATTCCAAGCATCACTAGATCTATCTGTAGTCTTAGCTAGATCATCTACTATTACTGCTATATCATCATTGGTTTTTGTTAAATTTTTAAAAAAATCTTTTGCACCTTTAATTTTTTCAGGGTCAAATTTGTAAGATTTATTTTTAAAAGCTGAAAATACTTGTTTTAAATAAGCACCTCCATTAGCTACTATTTGTGCACCTAAATCTCTAGTGGCTTCATCTGGAGATTCAGATAAAAGTCTGCCGTAATTTTTACCTAAATTTTTCATTAAAGCTTTTAATCTTCTAGCAGATCTTTTAATTGCTTGATTAGGTAATTGATCAAATATATCTTTAGCTTCTTTTCCAGATGTTCTTAGATAATTAAATATTAAATCATTTTCTGCTTGAGCAATTGGAGTGCTTTTAAAACCTTCTTTAAATCTAATTGAATAATTACTTGCTATATCTTTAAAATTTTTATCAATATCATCCATTAATTTTATTAATGTTTTTTCATCTTTATTGACTAAAGTACCAGATTTTTCTAACAATCTTCTTGATTCTACATCTAAGGGTCCTGTAGATTTAAACACATTTTTAATATTATCTAACTTTTTAAGTAATCTATCTTTTAGTGGTGCGTTTGGTGAAGAAGATAAAAACTTCCAAGAATCAGCTCTTGGTATATTTAAAGATCTCATTGCTTTGTCTACTACTTTATCATAACCAACTCCTGCAAGCTTAACTCCTTTACCAACAGTTTCTGTTCCAATAATTTTGGTCATAGGATTAACAACAGCATAGTTAAGTCCTCTTAAAGTATTACCACCAACAAAAGCAACTGCCTTTCCTGCTGGTTTTATTCCATATTTAAATCCTAATGTTCCTGCAACAGGTAGAGCTGCAGTTAAACCACCTCCCAATAAAGCACCTTCTGCACCAAATTTTATTTTTTGTTTAAATGCCTCAGCTGCTTTTTCAGATCCTTTTAATTCATCACCTTTATAATCTTCTGCATATCCTAGTGTTTGAGCTATTGTTCTGTTTTCTTCTGGATCAGAAACTACAAAATCAGTAATACCACCAATAGAACCATAAAAACCTGTTCTCTTTGCTAACTCTGCTGTCTTACCACCTATACTAGGTATGCTAGACAACTTGGTCATTTTACTAGCACCTTTTAAAACTTTTATACCCTGTGCTATTTTTACTGCACCTGCTGCAGGTACACCAAACTGTGTAAGAACTGATGTAATATCTCCTAATGCTGTTTCTGTTTCAGGTGTTATTTTTTCAAAAATATTATCGATTGCAGAAATTAAATTAGTGTCTGCAAGATAATCAATTGGCATTGCACCAAGAGTCAACAAACCTTGAACAGCTTGACTAGCTCCTTTTGCTATACCAACAGGAATGTCCGTTACATAACCTAAGAAACCAGGTTTTTTTTCTGGACTAACATCTTCAGGTTTTTGTTCAAATAAAGATTTAAAAAAGACTTCTCGAGACATAGTCCTCCTACGCCGTGTCTTGTGGTAATACTAAGTTTACTCCGTATTTCACATTAAATTTTTCTACATCACCTTGTGTTCTTATATATGCAAAGTCTTGTAAAGCTTCTTCACTTGTTGCTACAAGTTTAACAATATCGTCTGTTATTTCTTTTGGTAATCTTGTTCTAAGTTGTTCAAACGTTAAATTAGTTGCTACTGGTTCAGCAGGAGTTTCACTTGCTCCACCTCCCATTGCTTTATTTACTCTTCCACCATCCGCTAATTTTAAAAAACCTTTTATTCTAGGTTCTTGACTTAGTATTATAGATTGATTTACTCCTTTAGCTTGAAGTACATTAAGAACAGCATTTCTAATTTCTGCCTCTAACTCTGCTTTTAATGCAGGATCTTTTTCTTTTTCATAATCATCTATATTAGCAGTAATATCACCTAACATCTCAGTTAATCTACCCGCATCAGTTAAACTTAACTGGTTTGATTTATCTAAACCAAGTTCAGATGTTAAAGCAGTTAATTCTGTTTTTTCTTCATTACTTAATTCTTTTTTATTTTTTAAAGTTATGTATCTATTTCTTCTTTTTTCATATTCAGAAGGTTTTTCTGCTAAAGTTCTTGCTTTTTCTAATTCTGTTGTTGCAGCAAAAGCTATTTTAGCAAGTTCTCTTCTATCCTTTTTCCTCTCACCTAGAATACCTAATAGTGATTTATTAAGAGCAGATGCTTTATCGGCAATAGTTCCCTCGGTGCCAATTGCATCAGATAATGCTAATGCTAATTTACCTTTTGTTTCTCTATTATCTGTTCCTAAATATTTTTCTAATCTCTTCATCTGTTTATCGTATTCAGAGTCAAATGAATATTCTTCTGTTTCACCACCTACTTGTGTGTCTTTTGATTTATCAACATCTCCTTCATCACCTTTGTTAGCAACAACCTTACCTGCAATTTCTAACATATTAGGTCTTTCAAATTCTTTTTTTGTTTCTTCAGTTTTTTGTTCTTTAGATTTTTCAGCTTTTTCTTTTTCTACCATATCTTTATATTCGTCACTATAGATACTGATACCACCCATAAACTCTGGTAGGTTGGCTAAAACTTTAGCGCTTGGTTTTGGTTCTTTATACGCTTGTATTGTTCTACCATCTGGTAATGTAACTGTTTCTGTTACAGTAAAATCAGAATCTAAACCAGAAAAATCAATATCTTCATTTACATTACTAGTTGCTTTTGTAGGTTTGACAACAGATGCTACACCCATTTCAGATGCATTCATAGGAAAGCTTTTCATCATTTTTTTCTGAAAAGCAGTAGGCATTTGCATGCTTGTCATTGTTGAAGGAAAGTCTAATCCAATTTGTTTTGAATCTCCAAAGAACAAAGGAGTTTGACCAAAGAAACCTTTGTTTGCTTGAACTCTAGGACTTAACGTGTCGATACCAGTAGGCATTCCACCACGTCTTAACGAAGGTCTTTTATAAAACATTAATTACCTCCGAATATATTTCCTAAACCATATGCTGTTAGACCAACTTGTAAAGCTTGTGATAACGGACTAGCTACTGCCGGTGCCGGTGCTTGTGTTTGAGTTGTAGTAGGAACACCACCTGCTTGTGATGCAATACCTGATCCTAGTATTCCTAATCTAGTGTATGGTTCTTGATACGCAAGTTGTGCTTGTTGTTGAGTTGCATCTCTTAATGCTTGAGAGTATGCAAGAGCTCCTGTTCCTGCTGTACCTAATTGTTGTGTTGTAGTTGCTGCCAATGATGGCTGTAAAGATGCAAGACCTCTTTGTTGATCGAAGGCTTGTTGTGCTAAAGTCTGTGCTTGACCAAATCCTTGTTGTAGTAATTGTGCTTGTAGTGCAGCTCTGTTTCTGTCAGATGCTTGTTGATATTCTGCTTGTGCCACACCTTCTCTACCACCACCAAATGCACCTGCTTGTACTGCTTGATCTGATATAGCTTGTAAACCTCTTGATGCTTGTCTGTCAAAATCTTCTAATGTTGTATCAATCACCTGTTGTTGATAAGGCGACATAAATTGTTGGAAAGCTTGTGGTCCCGAGTATGCTGCAGCTTGATCAAAGAAAGGTTGGAAACCTGCAACACCTGTACCTGTTCCAGCACCAGTTAAAGCACCTGTTTTTGGATCAAATGTTAATTGACCTAATCCTGCTTGTGTAGCTGCTTGTTGTTGAGCCGCTTGTGTTAAAGGGTCAACGGGTGCAACTGTAGGTCCAAGTTCCGCGAGCGTTGGTACACCTGCAGATCCTGGTGCTCTACCAACACCTTGTGTAAGTAAATCTATGTATTTTTCTTGAGCCGCTTCTAAAAAGGGTGCTCGTCTAGTGGTTGTTGTGTAATCTTGAACGGCCATTATGCTTGTCCTACTTTTTCTGCTTGTTTCATGATACCATACAGTGTTTCTGCACCTTTTTCAACATCTCCATTACCAATTCCTCTAACAGCATCGGCTGTCAATACGAACTCGTTTTTGGACAACATTGCAGGAACATCGTCGGCTCTTTCTTTAATACCAATTGGTACAAAACCACCGGTATCTCTATAGTCTAATTCCATTACTCCACCTTCGTTTTTTCGAACGGGGACCTCGCCACCCATAGCCATATTAGGTTTTTTAAGATTATTCATTTCTTCTCTAATTAAGTTATCAGCTTCTTGTAGGTTTAAACCAAAGTTCTCCATTAAATCTTTTCTCTTAGGCATAACATAAGACTCAAAGATAAACTTTCTTGAACTCATGTCTTCTCCATCTCCTAATGTGCCCATAATAACTTTAGCTATTTCAGCTGCAGCCATATTAGGTGCGTTTTCTGGTATAGGGTTCGATGTCGTTGTATCTATTTGTAAACCTCTTGGAAGGTCGTCTATATTATTATCTATCTTGATACTTGGTGCGGGTAACTCTTTCTCATCACTTTTAGCACCAAAACCATTTAAAACTAAACTAAATAAATTTTCTTCACTTAGTTCTGGGTATTTTTTTCTTAATTCAGACATAGCATTTTCAATTGCTATTTGTTTATTAGCACCACTTTCAAAACCAATACGACCACCATCTTTTTTATTTAATCCCATGATAGCTATTTCTTTTAATACTCTAGCATCTTCAGGGTATCTACCAGGATTATTTAATATTCTGTAAAGATTTGGCATAGTATAAGATCTGTCTGCTCCACCAGATCCACCTAGTCTTCTAAATAAATATGACTTTTCTTGTCTACTAAAGTTAATACCTGTACCAGCCATTAGATCATCCATGTCACTCATGTCTGGTTTTTCGTTTTCAATAATGTCACCACTTATTAATTTTTTTAATTTTTTAATGTCTTCGGACTCGTTATCTATTGACCCTTTTGCAAACCCTATTCTTCCACCGTTTGCTTTACCACCAAAGAAGTTTTGTAAATAACCATCATACTTTTCTTTGAATTCTGCTTTTGCAGCTTCGTCGTATTCTTCTCTAGGAAGTTCTTCACCAGCTTCATTAGCAATTCTTAAAGCATCTAAATAAGTTAAACCAAAAGAAGCCGCAGCAAGAAGTGCTGTTTTATCTAATGAACCATCTTCTTTTGTAAATACAGCCTTACCAAATTTTTTAGCACCTTCTACTAAAGCCTTACCATAGTCTCCTTCTTTAACTAAATTAAATATACTTGGATCATTTTTAATAACTGATTTAGAAGTTAAAGAACTTTTTACAGGAAGTGCATCTGCCGTAACACCTGTTCCTGAATCTAAAATTCCAATACCATCTGCTCCACCAGTAGCTAAATCGATACCACCTTCTCCTGTTCCAGCAACAATTTTTTCATCTACACCAGTAACTCCTTCAACTTTAAGAGCTTTACCTTTTGCAGCTGCTTTATCACTTAACATTTTACCTATACCTGTTTCTGTTCCAAACGGTGAAGTAAAACCAGATTTGAATCCTTCAAGTCCACCTCTGAATGCACCACCTTCTGTAAATGGATTACCTTGAAATCCTGCACCACCTGCGTATCTAGCTAATTGTCCACCACCATATGTTAGTGCTGCACTTTTTAACGAATCACCAATACTACCTGTTTGATCAAAACCACCAATACCTGCCATAGCGGCTGCAGCCGCAGGGTTGAAAGGTGCAACGAATGGTGCTGCTTTGACTGCAATATCTGCTATTTCATTAGGTATAATTTTTCTTGTAAATTTTTTAAGTTTACTACCTAGACCAAAATTCTCTCTAGGAGTGACGTCCATAATTCCGCCACTTCTTCTTAGTTGTCTTCTCATTTGTGATCTAGTTATTGGCATAATCTATATATTTTATACAAAATCTCCTATTTTACAACTACTCTTCTTTATCCTCATCAGACGCTGCACCTAACGGTGGCATCGCTGCTACTTTTACTTTTAATGATCTAGTTACGTGTTCTCTTTGGGTAGCAGTATTTGGATTTGCAATGTCATCCTCTGCTTCTTGATCAGAGTTATACTCGTAATTAGTTTCTTTGTTTCTTAAAACTACTTCTGTTTCGCATTTTACAACTGGTACTTTCTTACCGTTTATGTATGTATATGCTACTTCACCTTCTTCTATAAACATATTAGTCCCTATTTATTTCTAGCAGAGAAACTACCATGTGTAGTCTACCTGCGGTTGTTGCTTGTGCTTTTAATATCTCATTTTCTAACAATATAATTGGTTGTGATATTAATTCTGTGGTTGCATTTGATGCGATCGCTTTTGTTTTAAATAAAGAAAACACAGCAGAACTTGCATCTGTTACAGTTACATTAATACTATCTCCACTACCAGAATCATCTGACACTAATATATTTTTTATAATAGCTCTTGAGTCAGAGGGTGTAGTATAAATAGTTGTATTATCTGTTGTAGTTAAATCTACTTTTGCGTTATTATATATATTAGCCACCTATAAACCAAGAAAATCTTTCTTGCTCCTGTTTTTGTTCATCTAAAAAAGTTGAGTTCAATTGTTCAGTTATTAGAGCAATTGCTCTGTTAATTTGTTTCTGGTTAGAAACATCGTATTCTTCTTTTGGTTCTGGTAATCTTACTACTATCTTTGCCATTATACTAAATCACTATAATAAATTGGGTTACTTGCAGTACCGTAATTAAAGTCATATTGATTTTCCTCATTATCTTGCTCATCATCTTCTATAGGGAGAACTTGACGAACTTGCATAACTCCTCTTTCATTATCAGATCTATTAATTTTATTACCATAAGCGTCAATATTACCTGCAAGTCTTTCTTTCATATAGTCTTCATAACTTAAATTTGTTCTTCCTGCAGGAACAACTTTATTTTCATAAAAATTTCTATTTACTTCACCTAAATTTAATAGATTTCCTATTCCTGAAACAAATTTTTTTGCTAAATTAAAAGGAGTTGGAAGTTTACTATAAAAATCTTTAGCTTTTTGAAAAGCAGAAGGTTCATAGATAAAATCTCCTAATCCATCTGGGCCTGTTCTACCTGTTGGATCAGGTCCTCTATATCCTTCTGTAATACCTGTTGGTGAAGTTACATTAACTTTACCGGTCATAATATCAGAAGCTCTTTGTTTATTTTTATCGGTATCACCAACTCTATTTCCACCCCCACCACCAGAATCATTTGGTCCACCTGGACTTGCATCGTACCCACCAAGATCTCCTTGTAATGACATAATACCACCAGGGCCTTTATTTGGTTTACCTTTTAGTGAACCGTAGATGTTTGCATCTAATAAAATTTTTTGTTCTCTTGGTGTAATATAAGCCAGTTCAGCTACAACGTGATCAGGAGAAGATAGCCATTTTTTAGGAACAGTTACAGTTTCTTGTTTACCAAGATAATTCATTCCACCACCTTGTTTTACAGGTTTAATTTTATTCTTTTCTTTTTCAGTTAATTTTTTATCTTTGTATAAACCTTTATCTATCATTATCTTCTACCATCAGGTTGTATGTCTATTTTAAATGTCCCGAATCTCCAAGATTCTGACGCAGAGTCGTTTTCAATTTTAACATTAACGTATCTTCCTCTGGCTCGAGTATCCTTTTTATCAGTAGATGAGGTAATTGTAAAGGGACTCAAACTAGTCGTAGTCTCTGATTGTTGTGGATATCTCTTAACACCTAGTGTCACTTTAGCGTTACCCTGCAATGTTTTAAAGTCGGGTACGAATCTTCTCATAGCTAAGAAAAACTCTCCTGTAATACCTGGTCCCGATGGTTGTCCTTGAACTCCTCTTCTTCTTTGCTCAATATCAAAGTCATATGATTTTACGAATGAAGTAACTGTGGTTGTAGTACCATTTGGATTAACTTGATCGGTGCCTACCTCATGTTCAAATAAAGTAGTTTGCCCTAATCCTGATTCACCCACAACAACAGGAAATGTACCAGTTGCACTACTGTCATATTTAGTTGCAATAGGTTTTTGATAAACTGTTGCATCAATCCATGTTGTCCTAGCTTCGGTGCCAATATACCAAACACCACCTCTCATCTTTTCACCATAATTATATACAACATATTTATCATTATATTCTGAACTAGTTGATGGGTAATACCAGATAACTTCTGTAAATAGATTATTAATACCTGCATATACTTGTTGGCCTTTTGTAGTATCTAAAGAATCATAAACAAAATCTTCTACAGAACATGGTAATGACTTAACCGTACCATCAAACATAAAGAAACCATTTGGTGACATCCAAAAAGCAACACCATCTATTTCAACAGCAGAGTTTTTACCTATTAATCCACAGTTAGTACCCACCTGTTCAAAACCAAATGTAAAAGGTGCACCAATAAATTTCATTGTATACAATGCATTATCTGTCCAAATCAAAATAGTTTCTTTTGCTTTTAAAGCACCTATAATTTTTGTTCCGTCTTGCAGTCTTTGTGTACCTGCAGAATTAATCGCTGTTGGTGTGTAGTCGTTAATATCTTCTTGATCCGAGAATCTTATAAACATGTCATCTTGTGTTGAAGTTGAACCAATAGTTGTTTCTGTACCTAAATGAATTAAGTGACGTGTTGTTGGTGATACTAACGTTACCCTTGTTGCAGTTGGATTATTAGATGTAGAAAAACCAGA